ATTTGGTCTAAGACACCATAATCTATGTTGCCTATTATAAACCCATCTATGACAGGTTCTAGCGTTGTAAACACCACTTTGAAGCTATTAGGTGTGATGGTGTTGGCTACGCCAAATATCTGCAAGGTTTTTTCTAGCTTAGAGCCACCAGGTTGGGTGGTGATTACTGTGATCGGATCAAAGAAATCTAGGTTTAAGGCAGCGATTATGCCTGTGTTGTAGTTAGGGGTGTATAGGTCTAGCTCGATAGCATCGCATCGGATCGTGGTCTCAGCTCTAGATGCTACATAGGCCCTTGCGTAGTCTTCTGCTACTGCGTCTGTTTGCATTAAAAGATCCTGAAGGTTATAACTATGAATAAAATACTTGTCAATAGATGGCTGATTGATGGCTGTTTGTGGTGACCCACCTAATCTACTGATCTGGGCTGAGTTAAATATTAAATCGTCATTTAATTTCCATTGAGCATTAGCGTATGTAATGCCAGTACCATCATCTGCAAAAACTGTAGGAGTATCACCAATGCTGGCTGTAGCAGTTAATCGATCTTTGAAAACAAACTCACCATTAAAATCTACATATACAGCGCCATACTCTGAATCTGCAACAGTTTGCATAGCACCTAAAGATGTGCGTGCTGTGCCAGGATCAGCCTGTAAAGTAGTTTGACCTGCATCTATTAAACGCATTGATGGTGGCCAAGCAATTTCATCTAATATCTGGTTAATACGTGTGCCTGATAAGTCGCCAGCCGTAGCGCCTGTGACCGTGCTGATCTGTGCGTTTTGTGCAAGCCTCATAGCATCTACAGCTGTAATAGTTGTATAGGCAACCTCTGTAGCATCTTTAGGTTGAGTATTAACATAAGATGTAATAAAACCTGAAAAGATAGGATAAGTAGTGCCGTTGTACGTAGCAGTAATTTGCACTTTTTTCATTGGTGTCAGTAATCCATAATAAGGACTGCTAACGTTTGTAGGGTTAAAATCGCCGTTCTGATCTACAATACGTAAAGTTAATTGACCTGTTTGAAATTGATCGACAAGTGGACTACGACCTGAAGATGTTTGCACATAATTAACTTGATTAGATACGTCAACAATTACAGCTGCGGCATCGGCCAATACGTTAGTGCCTAATATACCTGAATCGATTAGAAATGCCTGAGCGAATGCTGGGCCAGTGCTAAAGTTAATTATTGCATTAATTGTTGGTACGGTCATTGACTAATACCGCCAGCAGGTAATAATTTGTTGCCAGACTTTAAGGCTGTGCGTACTGTGTCAGTTATAAGCCCTTGCAATTCTTGGTTTGTAACAATAGTGCCAGCATTCACAGGCACATTAACTACTATTGGTGCTGCTGTTGCGCCCATAGCGCTTTGATTTGTAACACCTTGTGGCACTGTGTAATTAAAAGATTGACCTTCTAGTGGTGCTAATTGACTGCGACCCCTGCCAGTTATATTACCCAAAGCATCAAATAAGGCTGGGCCAAAGTTTCTTATAGCTGTGGTAGTTTGATTAAATGCTTCGGCTAATAATTTGCTAGCACTACTAGCTTCTAATTCAGCATTATATTTCTTAGCCAAAGCCTCGTTATTGTCTAGGATCGCTAACTTAGCCTGTATGCGTAGTTTAGTCTCATCATCGGTAGCCTCGCCTAGCGCCTTCATTAAGGCTATGCGCTCAATGTTAAACTTTTCTTCTAGTTTATCTACCTCAGACTTAGCCTTCATTTTGTTAATTTCGTCTTGGCGTAGTTTGTTAGAAGTCTTTAACCTCGTAATTTCTTTAACACGCTCTATATCTTTAGTGGCACTAGCGCCAAGTCCATAAGTAAAGTTGGATGTAGGTTTTGTTCTTTCTGTTTCTCCAAGTTGCTTCAAAATTGTTGCTAGAGGGCCATACAACATTTTTATTGATATGTCTTTTAATCCTAAAGATTCTAGCAAACCTGTGAATTTACTTATTAACAAACTTATGCCCAAAGTTATATCAGCAATATCTGTCGCTAGTTCTGTCATAGCATTGCTTACGTTTTCAATATTTTTATCTTTGCCTAATAATGCCAAAGAATCTAATAAACCTTTGCCAATAATTTCACTTGCATCTGCTGCTGCAACTTTGAGTAAATCCATTTTGCCAGCATAAGTATCTAATCTAGCTGCCGCTTGCCCTGCAAATTTTTGATTTAACTCAGCTAGAATATCTTCCATCTTGCCAGCCTTTAAGGTGGCCTTACTGATGCCTGCGCCTAGCCTGCTTAATCCTGTGGTGTTGCCTGAGTATCCACGTGTTAATGCAGCGCTAACCTCGGTTACAGATTTACCAGTAGCAGCGCTAATGTTTAGAGCTGTATTTAATGCTTCTTGGCTTTTAGATACAGAGCCAGTAACTGTCAATAATTGCTGGAATGCTGGGCGTAGTTGGTCATCTAATACACCTGTAGTGCGCTGTAAATTGGCTATGTAATTTTCTACTTCGGGTGCTGCAAACGCAAATCCTGTATTACGTAATTGTATCTCTAGGGCTTTGGCTGCCTTCTCATCTTCCATAAAAGCGGCAACGGCCTTTTTGCTAAATGCTGTTAATTTTTGAGCAGCAAATACGCTGGCAAATGTGCCACCCAATTTTTTAATAGTTTTATCAAAGGCGCTGATTTCCTTCTGGCCTTTTTTTAATCCTTTGTTATCAAAGGTGCTGACTGCGCTTACAATTAAATTGGCCACTATGCCGCCTTACGTAACTCTGTTTTATTCTTAAAATCTATAGCAACTGTATTAATGGCTTTTACTACAGCTGGTATTACTTTGTTAAATTCTTCAAACCAAGCTCTATAAATTAAGCGACCTCGTTGCTTGCCTTCGCCCTTCATCTGGCTAATTGATTCGGCAGATTCTATAAATTGAATGCCAGCGTTAGGGTTTAGGCTTTCAGAATTGGCTGCGCCTCTGCGATTTTTACGCCCAGCGGTTTCAAAAATTGCGCCAGGTGCAGATATATTGGCTACATAAAATGCAGCAGCAAAGCCACTGCGATTGCGCCTGTTTGTGCCAGCATTGTATTTTATTAAATTTTTTGCTAGTGAATAGTCGTAGGCTGGAAATGCCCGATAGTTAATAGTCTCACTAGATGATGTGCCTTTGCCCCAACCGCTTAGCACTTGATCTTGTTGGGGTAAATAGCCACGTGCTTTATCTCTGACAATAAGCATCGCTGTCTTGATATCTTTAGCCATCTGCTTATTAAGCTGTGGCTCTACTTCTCGCATAGCCTTCTGGAGTTGCTTAACGCCGTTTACCACGACTGGCATTTCGGATCTCCTTAGCTCTGTCGGTTAGCACCTGTATGATTGCGGCATACATTTCGCTATCCATATCAATAAACTCTCTAGGCGGTATCCCAGTCTCTACGCTCAGCTGTGCGATGCTGTAAAGGATTGAAGACCGCTCGGTTATTTTTTTTCTTCGTCTAACACCTCAACAGTGTCTAAACTGTCGATAAACTCAACGCCCCACAAAGGTATCTGAGCGCCAGCCCTGCGTAAGCATTCATAAGCAAGCCAGAAAATTTCTGTTTGCCTTTCGTGCTCACGCAAGACCTTGCTAATTCCTGAGCCGTACTTTAACTCGAAAGCGTACTCGACACCTGGTGTTATCTTGTGCTCTGATACTTCACCATTAGCCCTTGTTATCTTTAGCTTTGCCATTATTACTCCTTAGTTAAAATGCCACCGATGGTGACACTGTGATAGCGGAGTTTACTGTAAAGGATAGGCTGCTAGTTGCAACTTCAGCCACGCCGCCTTGCCCGATTGGAGTCAAGTTATTTACCAAGATTGAGAATTGGTAAGTAGGGTTTGTAGCTGATACGGCAGTGCCTTTAACAGTAATTACGGATACTGATAGAGTCTTGCCAAAGGCTGCGTTAAGTGTGTCATTAACCTGTGCAGCTGCCCAGTCATTGATAAAGTCGATAGTAAATGTGCCTGATTGTAGGCCAGCAACAAACTTATGAGCTGTATCGCCCATAGCGGTTACTTCTAACTCATCTACGATCTGGTTAATTACGGCATTAGTTACGTATGAGCTAATGTCGATTGAAGGTGTGGTTGGTGCAGCATTAGTAGCCAACTTAACACCAACGTTATTATTTAAGTATATTGCCATTGTTATTCCTCGTCTTTCTTAGTTTGTGCAGTTGGTTTTGGTGCGTCTTTAATTTGGCCTGTCTTAATTAAGAAGGCTAAGTCCTCTGTGTGTGCCATTGTTTAACTCCAGCTCGTTAGGATTGATACAGTTATTTCTGACGTTAATAAATCTCCACTAGCTGCATTGGTTATAGCTGGAGCGGAGACACTTGATATGTTGTAAACCAGGGTAGATGCCGCTAGTTTAGTTACTACTGCCACAATAAAATCTTCTATACCTTTTAGGTTGCCTTGATTGTCAAATGCAGGTGTGGTTACTAAAATCTTAAAATTAGCCAGGGGTGCTATACCTGTTTGGCTATTATTGTTTGGTTCGATATATGGGTCACTAGGAGTTACCACTACGCTGTTAGCCAATAAAGTTGCAGGTGGGAATGCAAAGGTTGACCATACGCCATTGTTTGTTAAAGCGGTTGCTAGTGTTGTCCGCAGTGTGGTTATCGCTGCCATCAGCCTACCAATGATGCTGGCGCTGAATAAGGTTGGATGAGACCACGCACTCTGTTAATCAGCTGATAACCCATCCGATAAGGGCTGGCACTGATCCCATCCATACCTACCCCACCAGTCTGGCTCACTTGACGTGCTTGCCAGATATCTACGGCAATAATCATCGCCGCTTCCCGAATA